TACTGGTGTAATTTCTGATATTAATGGACATTTCATAGTGAATGCACATTCTAATGCTATATCTTTTTGTGGCTGTGTCCGTGTAGTTGTAATCTGTGTTGAGTGCTGCCCTGCTTACCGGATTTTGGTTTTCAATTTCCTCCATAACGTTCTTCACTTCCTCGTTCAGCTCTGCTGCCTGCTCCAGAGTTGGGGCATAGGACTGTATCGCCAGAGTTGCCGTCTGCAGTCCGTCTCTTTTTCCTCCGGATGTTTTTTCGATGAGCAGGTATCTCTCCGGTTGTTCTTCCGGTTCTTCCATGTAGGCAGGTACACTCATATTCTCGTTCAAAAATTTCAGAACCACTTTTTCAATCATCCTGTCACCTCAACGCTTTCAATATGATGTTGTCCTTCGAGTTTTCTTTTCTCGCTTTTCTTGACACTGCTGCCACCTCAGCATTTGCTCTATTCTTTCCACTTCGGTATGTAACCTCATAGCCTGCTCCCAGGGCTGCCTGCGTGGCGTATGCATGGTCTTTGCATATCTGCATCATTTCTTCTGACTTTAATAAGTTTCTGACTCCTGCCCGTTTCAGCTTAACTTTCACTTTTTTGGCCATACCTTTTCACCGTCACTTTCTTATTCCACCCCAGCGGAATCAGCTTTTCAATTCCTTCAAGTGGTACTCCTATCGTCTCCCACTTTTTCCCGAAAAACTCCACTGTTCTGTTTTCCCAGTCATGTGTGTCTCCCTTCGGGATTGCCAGCGAATACACCGCTTCTTTTCCTGAAAGGTTGTTCTGCGCCAGGATGTCATCTGTGGATGCAGGGGCCACGAGCACATTCTCGATGTCAACCGGAGTCTCTTTGTATATCGGATGGTTGAATCCGTCCGTCCCCGTCTGCGTCTTTTCATACAGTTTGATTGTTATTCCCTTTATCAATCCCATACATTTCCACTGCTCCATATTTTTGTCTTCTCAGCCCTAGTCTGGCCAGTTCTGAGCGCTTGATGAAGAGTCCGCCTCCCGGAATCAGGAATGTGGCGCTTGCCGTGTATCCCAGGGCCGACTCTGATGCTTGTGTCATTGGCTCTTGGTCTGTGGATGTCATCAGCGTCCTCGCTGTCACATCCACGGTCACGGATTTTGCCACCAGGGCAAGGTCTTCATCTGCGTTTATCATTTCGTCCAGATTCTTTCCTACCTTTTTCGCTTCCGTCCGTAGAGACGCTGACACGATTGGAAGCAGCGCCTCTGCCCTCTGGGTTTCCTCCGGAGTCATTGCTCTCCATAACATAGTCATGTCGTCGGTTGTGGCGTATACGTTCATTCCTTTTTCACCGCCTTTTTCTTTGCCTGGTTCTTAACCGGCGAGACGGCGGGAGTTTTTTCCTCCCGCCATTTTTCTCCCCGGATAGTGTTATGTGTTTCGATCATTGCTCCGGTGTCAATATTCCGATATCTTTTCACGGGCTCTTCCTTACGTTGCAGACTTGATGATGGAAAAGGCTGTCTTGTCAAGGATTCCGAATCCGATGTATGTCTGTGCTCTCAGATATACCTGGCCGTATCCCTGCAGATCTTTTCCGCTGTTATCCGGATCGCCGTAAGGAATAACCTCCAGTGTTACCTGCTTCGCATAGCCCCACTTAAATGCTCTCTGAAAGTCTCCCAGAATTGCCTTATCCTTCGATGTCCCGAATGATACTGTGGAGTTTACTTCCACCTGGCAGCCGTTAATTGTTCCCGGATTGGATCCCCATGCAAGCTGAGGATAGAGCTTCGCTCCCGCCTTGTCTGTCTGCTTTGCCAGTGCGCTTCTCATATCTTTAGAGATTGCCATTCCGGACATATCAGAGTCTACCGTATCGAGTGCAGATACTGCATCCTCGATACATCTGTCAGGAGCTGCTGCATCGTAGTCAATTCCTGTGACGCCGATTGTGTCAAAGCTGTTTGTTCCAATCAGGGAAGAGGCCACTCCGGTTCTCGGATTTACTCCGTGCATTGCCATGATATCAAGGCCTCTTGCTGCCTTCATAGCAAATCCATCGTTGAACGCTTTGAGGATTTCCAGCTTTTTCTCCTCTGATGCATACATAAATTCATTGGATACTCTTGCACCGTATTCGATCAGGAGTGGTGCTACCTTCACGGGTTCAACCTTCACTCCTCCTGCGCTTCTCTTTCCATTTTCAGCCACGAGATCCACCTCTGCATCCATGGAAAATGTCATGATCTCGTTTCCGTTGAATGAAATCGGCTCCTGTGCGTGCAGGGCGGCGATGGATGACTTTCCTTTTACCTTGTTGTATAAATCACTTACCAGTTCCTCTGGGAATAATGTTCCCTTGCTTAATACTTCGGCCATTGTTTACTCTCCTTTTCCTGTTAATCCTGTCAGCAATTTTTTCATTGCTGCGTTTTTACTTGCCGCTCCTGCCTCTGGATCTGCCAGTGGCGGTGTCGGCTGTCGTCTTCCTGCGAACAGTTTCTCCATTGCTTCGGCGTCTTTCTTGATACTCTCCTCATCTTCTCCCGACAGTCTCGCTGCCATCTCGTAAGGGAGTCCTGCTTCCAGCGCTACTCTCGTTTTTACCGAGTCGGTCTCGTATTTTTTCAGCGCTGCGTCCTTCTTTGCAACCTCATCCGGAGAGAGGAATCCTTCGTACTGCTTTTTCACCTCGTCAGGTGAGAGGTATCCCTCATACTTCTTTGCCGCCTCGTCAGGTGAGAGGTATCCCTCATACTGCTTTCTTATGGTCTCCTGCTCTCTCTTGATTCTTTCGCCGATTGCTTTATCAAACTGCTCCTGTGTTTCAATTACATTAAATTCACTCATTTCGAGCTCCTTTCCCCACTTAACCCGGTGGTATCGGTAATTTATTTACTAACGCCTTAGGCGATTAGTAGCTGATTTTTTGCTTTTTCTTTTCTTTACTTTCCCCACATATCCAGCTCGCCAGAATCACGCTGTCCATCAATGACACATCTATCGTATCGTTGATGGACCTATACCCGAATCCTCCATTTGATCCGATTGCTCTCTTCTCACAGTTACTCACAGACCTTGTGAGTGATGGCTGGTTCATGTGACAGAGCGTTTTTGCATATAGCCTCTGTTCAAATGCTGCATTTGCCACTATGATCTCTTTTACCGTCGGCAAAATTGGAGCTTTTAGTTTTTCCTCCTTCATTTCTCCGGCCAGCAACTGTTGACCGTTTGCTCCATCTATGACGACCTTTCCCACATCAGCCTGTGATAAAAATTCCAGAATCCAGTCATTTCCGGCCCGTGTCGGTCTGCAATCTACCACTTCCACGAATATCTTTCCGCCTACTGCCTTTGCAGCAATGGCGAGAGATACGTTTGTTCCGTCGTGTCCGTATTTGATTCCTACATATAGCTTGCTCTCCAGCTTCGGCAGCTTTTTCGCTGCCAGCTCTTCCCACTCTGCTCTGCTTATCGCTGACTGCAAGTTGTAGCGAATCCAGTACCCCAGACGCTGGATGTTGAAATCCAGGTCATCTGAGCCGATTTCCGCCATGATTTTCCTCTCTGTCAGAATGGTTCCGAGCGATGGATTCGTTTCGTACCATGCGGCTTTGTCATGTGGATCTGTCTGCTGTTCTACGGACCACTCGGCCCATCCGGTGTCTACCGATGTGCCTTGCAGTACTGCGTCCCTGAGTTTCATGAACACGGTGCCTGATGATACCGGAGTCGGAGGCGTTCCGCAAAAAATCGTCTGTGGGTTTTTGCTGTCCGATACTACATACTTCAGCGCCGTCTCCTGGTCGTCCTGATACTCCTGAGCCTCATCGATAATCAGGAGGTCGAATCCTTCTCCGAGGCCTCCCTTTGATGAACGTGTACGGAAGTCAATCCTTCCTTTTCCGTCAATCAGTCGGATGCTCTCCATTCCGATAGCTCCGGTTGCCTTGTATGGTATTCCTGCATCTTCCAATAATTTCTTCAAGCGCTCCCATGCAGCTCTGCTCGTTGTTGTTCGATGTGCCGTGTGCAGGATGTGCTCGTCATCCTTCAGCCCGAACATTTCCCTGATGGCTACAATCTCGTTCTTTCCGTTTCGTCTCGGTACCGAGTATCCGAATTTTGAATGTGTCCACAGTCCATCCTCATTGACTGCCAGGATGTCGTACAGAAGCAACTGCTGCCATTCCTGCGCCTGTCGGCTGGTGGAATTGTAAAGATCAATAGCTTCTTGTCCCCTTGTTTTCTCGTAGTGGATAACCACCGATTGAGTGGGAGTCTGTCGGCCTAACTCTGCCATGTCCATCCTCCACTCTTCTCTGTGCTATTTACGTTCTTTTAATTCTTTTTCTTTCTGCCTCGCCTGCTCCCTTGTTCTCCTTGTTAGCCCGAGCCTTAAATTTCTCCGCTTTTCAAGTTCTTTGTCGTCCGCCGTCCAGTTCTTTTTTGTCCACACGTTTTCCCGATATTTACCGGACTTGTATGTGACTGTACATCTGCAGTTATCATGCCGCCTGTACACATCAGCTGGCACATCTTCGTATCCATACGCTCCGGCCAGATTTCTGCACCACGCACATGCTCCTCCCTGCAGCTTTCTGACGATCACCACATCCATTCCTTCTCTGTATCTGAATTTCGCATTCATGGCTATAAAATCATCCAAAAAACTCTGAGAAATGTTCCGGACCGGCTCGTCCATTCTTCTCTCCACTTCCTCCCACTCGATCCCTTCCTCGCTGATTGCACTGACAAGTGTTTCTACTCGCTCATCCGGAAATGTTCCGCTCATTGCATTCAATCCGATTCCGTTCTCCTGGTCTATGGCTTTCTGCACCACCTTCGCCGCCTCATTGGTCAGCTCATAATTTTTCATAAGCGCCGGCTTGATGGTTCGTTCTGCGATGTTGTAATACATCCGGCCATCTGGCAGTACATCCTGCGTGATGTCTTTCTTCAGGATTTCCGCCAGGATGTCTCCGAGATTTCTTGCGAACAGTGAGGTCTCGTCCATGGTTGCGGTGCCGTCTCTTATTTTTTTCAAAAACTTCCGGATGTTCTCATCAGCTGATACTGCTTTCTGGAAATCGTCCTGTATCTTCTGCAAGAGCTCCGGTACAATGTCCTGTGCCATCTTATTCCTCCGCCTCTATTCCCGTCAGGTCTCTCAGGTTGCTCTTTCCGAAATATCCCTCTATTGCCTGGTTTATTTTTATAGCTCCGTCTCCGATTGATGAGAGCATTGCTGCGTCCGGCTCGAATACCGGCTCCCACTTCGGTCTTGTCAGATATACCTGCTGCCGTTGATATCCGTAATCATCTCTGATACATGCTGCGAGATATCCTGCATTCAGAAATCCGACTCCGAATGTTCTCTGTGCTTTTCTCGCTGTCAGCCTTAATGTTTCGTGTGTTGCCTTGATTGCCTCTGCAGATGACGGATTGTCAGATGGAAATCCCAGATCATCCAGTGTCAATCCTGTTTCTCCGGAGAAGAGCCCGGCCAGCATCCTGATCTGATCCACGTAAGGGCTCATTGACTGCTGCGTGAACTGTCCGACTTGTGGGATGGTTCCATCTTCGTCCTTGTCAAATTGCATGAATGAGGAGTATGTCGCTTTCCACTTGTCCATCCTCTCCGCATCCTGGCTCAATCCTGTCACGTATTTCTGTGGAAATGAGTAAAATTCTGCACTCACTTCCACCCGCCTCAATGTTCTCAGAGCCTGCTGCATGATACCCATGCATGCCCTTGATATTCTGGAATGCCCGAATGGTCTAACCGCATCCGGCCGTAGAATAACCGGTACCAGGAGTGGATACGGTGCCATATTCTCAATGTCATACGGCTGTTTGCCTTTTTCTATGATTTTCGTGTTTCCCGGAGTGAAATATGCCTCTTTTACGGCCGAGCCATTGTCGTCTCTCTGTAATACGGCATATCCTTCTTTTAGCATCATTGTGATAGGATCGATGATTCCTGTCGCATTGCCTCCGTCAATCACCTGTAGCCTCGGATATCCTGTTTCGTCCGCTGATATGTAAATAAAGCAGCATGAGCTGATTGACGCCGACAAGACCGCCGAATCAAACAGGACGTCCTTGCTGTTCATTTCATAGATTTCATTTATCGCAAAGTTGTCGTCTGTAAACTCCCGGAACACGAGCCTGTCTGCCAGTGAATCCGCCGCCTTCCCGCACCATCCGAGTGTCTCCTTCAGGAAAGCAAATTCCGGAGGGACGCTGATCTGAAAGTCTTTCACTGCGTTTTTCATCTCGTAGTACTCGTATCTGAGCAGCACTCTCGGCCTTTTCTGTGCTAATTTGGTTTGAAGGTATCCGATACCTCTCAGATTATCCATGTCTGTTTTTGCTCCTTTCAATTTTCGTGAGAAAATGTTCCCAGTGACGGCGTGAACTACAGAGTGCACCCCGGGGAGGGAGGTATGCCCCCCTCTTTCATCACTGCTGCCCCGCTCGATATTTCTTCCAGTCACGCGACTGGGGGAGCATCCGGTTCGTTACAACCTCGTCCTTGCTACTTTTCTTTGTCTCTATCAGCTTGTTTGATTTCTGCCGGTTGCAAATCCAGTGAGCCAGCTGCAGGTTTGAGATGTCCGACGGATGCCCTCCCCGGTCAATCGGCACAATGTGGTCGATGCATGGACTCAGTGGGTTCGGGTATGGTATCGTTTTATCGACCGGCTTTCCGCATATTCCACATGTGTCCTGTGTCGCCATGATTCTCTTCTTGTTCCTCTCGAATGCCATGCGGTGGGTACCATCGTGGTCCGGGCGGTTTCTTTTTGTGGGGGGCATGTTTTCCCTCTCCTCTCCGTTGTTCTTACTTTACAATTTACCATCGATGTGAGTGCTGTCGTGTGCTGACTTGTCCATCCTCTTCTCAATCTCCATCAGCGCCCATCCGTGAAAGTGCTTCACTCGGCTCTCTGAATATCCCATGATATCCGCCACTTCGTTCCATTCCTTCGACCTGTCGCCATCTATGTAGTACAAGATGAGCAGTCTTCTGTAGTCCGTATTGTCCAGACTGTATATAAGTGTGAACGCCTGCAGGTAGTTCATTGACAGCTCTTGCTTTTTCTCTGCGATGGTATCCTCCAGCTCCTGAATCATCTCTACCGTTTTCAGCATCCTGTCCTTCGGCGATGTCTGTACTTTTATTCCGTCGTATGCGATTCCCTTCGGTGAGAGCATCAACCTCTCCTCCTGCTGCAGGAGTTCAATTTCTTTTCGTAATGATCTAATTGATTTTAGCAATGCCTTTGCTCTCACGTTTTCCTACCTCCCTATGAGAACGGAAGCTCCTCATTGATTCCGTCTGGGATATTCATGAATCCATTCTCATCATATTCCGGTTGTGGACTGCTGCCGCCTTCTCTTTTACTTTCTGCAAACTCCTGACTCTCTACCATGACCTCTGTTGTGTATACTTTCATCCCTTCTCTGTTTGTGTAGCTTCCCGTCTGTATTCTTCCCTCGACTACGATTTTCGTGCCTTTTTTCAGGTACTTCTCAACAAACTCTCCATTCTTTCCTAACGCCACACACGGTATATAGTCTGCTGACTGCTGCCCTTCGGCCGCTCTTCTCCTGTCCACTGCCAGCGTGAACCTTGCTATCGCTATCTGGTTCTGCCCTTGACTGTATCTCACATCCGGATCCCGTGTCAGGCGTCCCACCAGTATCACCTTGTTCATTTGTTCTCCCTTCCTGCTCCCAGAGCTTTCTTCCCACTGTATATCAGGCTCTTATATGGCTGTTTCTTTCTCAACTGCTGCCGCCTGATCGCTTCATGCCTTGTCACTGCTTCCAGTGTCTTCTTGTCCTTCCTTGCTCTGCTTCCCATCTTTTTCTCCCTTCATTGCCTCTCTCACAATCAACATCAATACATACAATGCCAGTACGAGCAGAATCAGTGCTCCTACTGCTTCCGTTCCCATCAGTGCCAGCTCTAACACGGTTTTCAGAATCATTGTTGCATCTTCATAAAATTCCATCATCCTTCAGCCCCTCCTTCAGAAACATAAACCCAGGAGAGGCATCCTGCTCCCGATCAGCAGGCTCCTCTTCTGGTTCTGTATCGTAGTTTTTCCCGAATATGCTCATCCAGTCCAGCTCCGGGAATACCTTCCGGAATATCCTCTGTGCTGATGCTTTTAGCATCTTGGCTATCTCTGCATTTTTATGTACCGCTTCCGGACCTTCTGTGTGATGGTAGATGCAGAGGTAAACCTTCAGCCCGTACTTTTCTGACAGTTTCCGGTTTGCCCTCCCGAATATTACATGGTGCTCCTGGACTGGCTTCATGGAATAGTCATCATGCAGCATCATGCACAGGTAGCATCTTCCATCCTTTTCCTGTATTATGCTTTTCATTCAAGCTCCGTCTCTCTTGAGTACTTGCTGGTTTCCGTTCTCTCGACTTTGATGGTTCCTTTTGATATTCCGATTGTTGCTGTCACCTTTGTTTCCCATTTTCTTTCTCCTCGCATGCTTATCTGAATGTGTTCCAGGCACATCTTTCGCATGCTTTCGGACACACTCCTGCTGCTACCGCTCTCCGGCACATTTCCGCCTTTGCTTCGTCTGACTTCTTTTCCTTTTCCTCTTCTGTTCTTTTGCAGAAAAGTTCTCTTATCTTTCTGATTGCTCTTTGTATCCATGTTTCTTCTCTCACCTTCAAAGCCTCCTTAATCTCTCATCATCTTCTAATCCGTTTTCCAAAATCATAAATCCAGGAGAGGCATCCTGCTCCCGATCAGCAGGCTCCTCTTCTGGTTCTGTATCGTAGTTTTTCCCGAATATGCTCATCCAGTCCAGCTCCGGGAATACCTTCCGGAATATCCTCTGTGCTGATGCTTTTAGCATCTTGGCTATCTCTGCATTTTTATGTACCGCTTCCGGACCTTCTGTGTGATGGTAGATGCAGAGGTAAACCTTCAGCCCGTACTTCTCTGACAGTTTCCTGTTTGCTCGTCCGAATATGACATGATGCTCCTGGACGATCTTCACCGAATAGTCATCATGTAATAGCATACAGAGATAGAACCTGCCGTCCTTTTCCTGCATTATGCTTTTCATTCAAGCTCTGTCTCTCTGGAGTATTTACTTGTCTCCGTCCTCTCGACCTTGATAGTTCCCTTGGATATTCCGATTGTGGCCGTGACCTTTGTCCCGGTATTTATGGTCATTTTCTTTACCTTTTTGGTGACCAGGAGAGGAATTGCATTGTTGAGAATCTCCTCCACTTCTGGAAAATCATTATGGAACAACTCGAACGTTGTCCCTTTTGCGGAGAGCTTCTGTGCTTCCAGCCTTTCCTCTCTTTCTTTCTTCTCCTGATAGGCTTTCGCCTCGTCACATTTGCATTCACATGTGACTTCCTCGTCGATTTCTTCCTGTGTGTACCCGTTCGGCACCTCAATCATCTTGTTCTGCCCGCAAAATCTGCAGGCTCCTTTCTTTGTTTCCATCCTCTTAACTCCTTTCCTCTTCCACATTGCTCGGTCTATACTGATTGAGCCTGTCTATCTCGTTTATAGCTGATTCATAGCAAAATCTAACGATGTCACGGCTTCCCTCGTCGTCATAGCACATGAGGGAGGAGCTCATGTCCTCCTGCAATGCTTCCAAAACGCTGTCTTTTCTCAGATACGCCATTATTCTTCCTCCTCTTCTCCGTCCTCAGACAAATCTATGAACTTCATCAGCTGCTCGATGTCAGATGCCATGTTATAGACTGCTGCCCGGAGCTTTCTATACTCTGACAGTTCTTTTCTATCTTTTTCTTTCATGGCGTCCGCTATTTTTTCGGATTTGTAGGCTATCGTATCAATCAGCTCACAAATCGCCTGATCGTACTTTCCAGTTTCTACCTCATCGACGACTGCTGCCTCTTCACTTCCTGATTCAGCTGTCTCACACATTCCAGTTTCTTCTGATCCGTCTCCGTCCACTCCCCGAATATCACCGGGAGTTCCTTCCTCGCTTCCAGCATCCCCAGAAGTGAGTTCATCGCTATCGTCAGTGACGGTCTCCGCATCGTTTTTCGTGCTTCCCTCTTCAGATTCTTCATTTTGCACGACTGCTGCCTCTTCATCGTTCTCATTTTCCTCCTCTTCTGACGCATTTTCTTCGGATTCCGTCTCGTTTTCACCTAATTCCGGAGCGTTTTCCGCATTATCCGGTGCATTTTCCACATCTTCCGGTTCGTTTTCTTCTCCCTTTTTTTCTGTCTGTTGCGACGTCGCAACAGGAGGCTCAATTCCTTGATTTGACTGGGGCTCGCTGACTTTTTCCTTCTTGTAAAAATCGGTCCATACATCTTCCTGTGAACACAGTGCATATATTCCATAAATCTCATTCAGAAATTCCTGCCATGTCATACTCACCGGCTCCGGTTGTGTCATCAGCTTGTATTTGATTCCTGTGTTCCAGTCATACATGAACAGGAACATGATTCCTTTCTTGTGTGAAGACTGTCCGGATGGTGCCATGGTCTCCGCCGCTTCTTTGTACTCCGGTGGATCTGCATCCATGCATTCCATGACTTTGTTCAGCATTTCTCTCCTCGGCTCAAAGAAGTCAATCAGGCATTTGTCAAGTGCTGACCATGTGGTCTCTGCCTCCTGCTCCGGCTCCGGATCCTGCTGGTTGAAGTTCTTCAGCTCTCGAATCTCCCGGATTGTGGTCTTTTCTGTTATAAGCTCAATCTCTGAATCCGGAAGTGTGAGCATCTCTGACAGCTTCGATGACGAGAATGCTTTGAACTCCTCTTTCAGCTCCAGGGAGTTCCCTCCCTCGGAGTATTTCTCATTGATTGCGATAAATCTGGAAACGGTGCTCTTACCAAGTCCGTATTCCTTCTGTGCAAATTCAAAGATGTCGCTTGCTCCGTCATACATACCGGAATCTCTGATCTGCTTTAGCCGGTATCCGATATACACGAAATTTCCAGCTGTTTCCGCCAGTTTTCTCCGGATGTCCTCCTTCCAACTTGTCCACTCATCCAGCGTGATCTGCGTATACTCTTCCATGCTGTTCTCCTTTCTTCTCTCTTAATATGTTTTTGATGAGGTCTGCTGCCTTTTCGTAGCATTCAGCATCTGTATCTTCCTCGCCCTTTTGTGTCTTTACCTTCAGCACAAGTCTCCCTTTGACTTCTCCCCTGTATTCCCAGATTTCTATGTAGTTATCTGTGTACATAGAAAAGTGACTCGCCATCCGGAGGTTCATGCGTTTTTGCAGTTCCCTATATGCTCCATAAAACTCATGTACTGCTTTCTTATACCGTTCATCCTGGCTCATATCCTGCTCCTATATTGCCATCATAAGAACCTGCTGGAGAACCTGCTGGCTTGCTTCCTGCGCCGCTCCTGCTGCCAGCTGGCCACATTTCAACCGCACGATGTAACTGTCAAGCCATCTCTGCATATTCTTCTCGTCCGGCTTTTTGTCATGCGCTCCATACCACTGAATGATGCTGTCTCTCTTTGCATCTATTTCTACCGTGATGTATGGAATCTCTGGATCCGCCTGCTGCCGTACCATCAGGATATAGGTCTCGCCTCGGTTGTGTTTTCCCAGATATCCGTCGCCTCCTACGCAATGATGGAGGATTCTTCCCTCCATGACGATTTCCTCTGCAGATCTGGCCGGGCGGATGAGCAGGTTCTCATCTTCCCAGAAATACCGGTTCCGGAGCTTTCTGTACTGCTTCCGGATGTTTGAAAACCTTGTTTTGACTTCGGCGAGACGCTTGTCTGCCTCTTTCTTGCTGCTCTCCGTCACCATCTTTGTGTGTGCAGCTGTCAGGTCTCTCGGTTGCTGGTATACGGTGTTGTTTAAGTCATAGCCCAGCGACTGCCTCATTTCCAAATAATCGAAATATGTGCTTGCAATCTGTTTCAGCCTTGCCATGGCGTGAGAGCATCCGGTTCCATATTCGCATCTGGCGTATTTCTTTACTCGATTGAGTATCTGCTGGACTGTCATGTACTGTGTGGCCAGAGTCAGCTGATCGCTCCGGATTTCGATTTCCGTCAGAGCCTCCACCTGCTCCTCTGTCCAGTGCTCGTCCATGCGTTTCTCCATCTGCATTACTTCTAGGAGTTTTGTGTCTCCCTGGTTTCCTATCAGCTGTTTCACTCGCTCCTTTCGGATTCCCAGAAACTCGTCCGGACGTTTCGCATCCACATCTTTGACAATGCCATAGTGACATTTCACGAGCATCTTCACCACGCCGATCAGCTTCATTTTCACCAGCATCTCAATCTGTGGCGTCTGGATGTATCTCTCCATATAGTCCACCGGATTGAAGGACAGGTCACCTGCTTCCTCCTGGTATTCCTTTATCGCGCTGTACTGGAGAAACGTCCCTCTGAGGTTGTCATAGGTCTCTTTCATCACTCTGGCCGGATGTATTACGTTATTCGACAATCCGGACAAATTGCAATCATCCCAGAAGTCCTTGCCACCGAAACAGTCATGCTTGTGGAAATCCATCTGCATCTTTTTCCCCGGTTCAAAATATGCCCTTGCTATCTCTACGCACGAAAGTTGTTCACATGCTCCATATATTTCCAGGCCTTTTCCCCCAGCAAACAGCTCCAGCTGCCACTCTTTTTCCACTTCCACATATCGGAACACTACGCCGGTCTCTTTGTATTTCTGCCCCAGGAACAGATACGAGGTCTCCCTGCGGAATGACTGGACCTTTCCCTGGGCTGTATATACTCCAAACGCTCCACACATCGGACACTTTCCTCCGCTCCCTTGTCTTGGCTCTTCTATGATCCTCTCGAACTGGCTCTCATAGGACTGGCCAGGCTTCCATCTGGCATCTGTCACGCCTCCGCACTTGGTACAGGCTACTCTCGCCCTGGCTCCCCGCTTCTTGTATATCAGCAGGTGCTTCTGGTGAAAAATGTTGTTGTCTGCATAGTCCAGGATTTTCTTCTCCGGAATCTCCGGAGTGTTGTTCCCCCTGTCATCCAGCGCCTGCTGCCGTCTTTTCCATCTCTTCTCTGACCTGTCCAGATACTCTATCCGGAGAATGTACTGCTGAAATCTGTCGATGTACTCCCACCACTCTCTCTTGTCGTAGACATAGGCGTGGCCTTGTGTGAACTTCTGTATTCTCTCCAGGTCCTCCTCGGATGTCAGGACGTTCTCGGCAATCAACACCGCTGTGGTCTTTGAGATTCTCTCGTCATCCTCCCGCCATATCAGTCTGTAATTGCTCCAGGTGTTCTTTGTGATTCTTCCACGGCTCCATTCTCCGCTCTCCGGGAAGAACGTCCCGAAATCCTTTTGACCGACCATCACCCTGGCTCTCGGTGTCTCTTTGCAGCCTTTGGCATTCCTGTATACCTCCAGCATGAGCATCGTCTCACCTGCTACCTCCACCAGAGCCGTCACACCGATGTATTCCACGTCTTTCTTTCTGCTGAGCTTTTTCAACGTCAGATACGGGATTTTTTCAATGGCTTTCTTTTTCATCCTGCTCCACCTACTTTCCCAGATAGTATTTCGTGATGATCTTCTTTGCTGTTGCCGTTCCCGGAATCCCGAGGGTGCATCTTCCGGCCGTCACGCCTGCTGCCTTCATGATTTCCTTGTCTACCGGATTCTGGTGCTTGAAAGACCAGTGAAGCAGTGCAGCGATACATCCGGCCAGGCTCTTTCCCTTCTTTCTGACCGCTCTTGCTACCTCTGGATGTTCAAAGCACTGGCTCCGGATGTATTCCACCCAGTCCTCCATGATTTCCGCACATTTCACATTCTTAACTTCTACGTCCAGCTTTCCGAGAGCTGCCACCATGTCATCACACAGGTAAATTTGCTTTCCTTTTGCGAACTCCTCCAGTATTTCCGGATCTATGCCGTTTTCTGCTGCCAGTACTTTCAGGCTCTCTATGTCTCCCTCTCTCCTGAGGTTCACTGCTGTTTCGTTGATTTCTGCTGCACTGTCAAATTCTCCGAATCTATCAAACATTTTTGTCTCTCCTTTTCTTTTTTCTCTGTCTCTGTCTGGATCCAGTTTCTGTATGAATGATCCTGCTCCACCCGGAAGCTGGTCTTGTGCCGCCCCAGTAGTTCTGCGACCTTTTCCCATTCTTCCCTGTTTGCCACCGGTTTTTTTCTTGCTGTCATCCATCCCGACTGCTGCCATTCGTGTATCCAGTGTTCCGCTCCCTGTTGCAAATACCGGCTCTCTGTCCAGATTGTTACCTCGCACTGCTTTTTCAGCCTTTGCAGTGCCTCGATGAGCACCTGGAGGTTTGCCTGGTTCTCTGTTACCTGTTCCAGTTCGCCCTGTTTTGTCAGAGTGGCCGGACCTCTATCTGTGATATATTCCAGCAGGTACGAATAAGCGAGGGCAAAAGCAAACTCGTTTGCATTTGTTCCCGGTCCTCTGACCGTTGTGTATATGTAAATGTTGACCTTGTCCATTTATCCGCTCCCCTCCCTGATGAGTGTGTATGAGAAATACCTGTATCCTGTAAGATCAGAAACTCCCGAATATACGCTGTCCTTCTCCAGCGTGTACCCTTCTTTCTCTGCCACCTGCTCCCGAAACCGGTTTGATCTGATTACCTCTTTCCGGACAGACGGCTTTTTGAGATTTCTTGACGGGTACCACCTTTTCCCGATCAGCTTTCCCTCTGTTTCCTCTGTCTTCAATGCATACTTGATGAAATATGCTGCCAGCTTTTGGAAGTTTGGCCCTGTTGTCCATGGATCCACATGAATACCTCCGTGTGGCCAGCACTTCGCTAGCAGAGAGAGGACATCCATCTCTTCTCTGTTCAGAATCATGTGGATATGCCTGCTGCCTCTTGGTCCTACTTCCTTGACATAGATATATTTGAGCTGTTTTCCTGCTCTGCGGTATGCGCTCCGGAGCTTTCTGATAGCTTTCTCAATCAGTGGCTGCATCTCTTCGCTCCCTCCCGGTCTCCGAAAGAAGTCCAACCTCACCACCACATCTCCGTTTTTATAATTTGCTGCCATGAGTCTCCGGAGTTCCTTCTCAGCTTTCCTCTGGTTTACTTTTTTCTGTGCCTCTGAGGTCTGCTTTTCCTTCTTGGCTCTCTTCTCTCCTTTGACATTCACCCGGTATGTGTAATACTTACAGACTTCGATGGTATCTCCTGCCACACATGTCTCCTTTATGTATGGCATAGCTCCTCCTTGTCCTATGGATAATATTTTTAGCGAGATACTCAGGGAGCTTTTGCGCTCCCGTTTTTCTTGACTTTTCCGGGCTGTTGCAGTACACTATTTATAGGTTTTTTATGTGTACTACGAACCCGGTCGGCAGTTCCCGCTGCCGGCTATTTTTTTGTTCATTTTTCAGCACAGGATCACTCTTTTCTTCTTTGATTCCTTATTCATGATCGTGAGACTGATGTTGTCTTTTCCGACTACCAGCCAGTTCTCCGGCACGTATCCTGCTTTCTGGATCATCTTCTTCTGTTCTCTCGTCGGTCTCTTCGGCATTTTATGCTTCATATCTGCTCCTTTAAATTGCTTTTAATATGTCCACTAATGTCGCCCACCCAGAATCTCCGGTGATGCACGCTTTTTTCACTCCGCCATTTTCAAAAGTGGCCACAGCGAACTCTTCTCCTCTTTCCTTCACATATTCAAGCGATACCATATCGCTGTAGTTTCTGGTCATCTTCATGACCTCACCAAACGCTTCAATGATCTTTTTCTTGTCCTCCATATTTTTCTCCTTTCTGGTGGTTCTCTCGGTCTCTTCGTGACCATCTCCTCATTTCCGGCTGTTTTATACCGTGTTTGTGACTTTTCGCATTAAAAACTCACTTAAAACCTGTTGACCTACCACACACTCTCTGGCCGGTGTGACCGCCGCCATGTTTCACACGGTACGCTGATACTGGCTTTCGGCTTGCCATCATCAGAGCGGAGGGTGCCACCCGTCCGCTGACGGGGACTGCTGCCCCGTTTCGGCATTTCTTTATTTTGTTGAGAAATAATGATCTCCGACTTTCTTCCGTGGGGTTCCATACTTTGGCCATTCACCGGCTGTGAAATATAGCAGTCCCGGCCATCCTCTTTCCTCCAGTTCCATCTTCACCGCCAGGAAGGTCTCCTCTGACGGCTCTGCTCTGTCCATTCCTCCATCCCAAAATGAGGAAAAAGCGTATTTCTGGGATATGACCTCTGTGATACTGTCCGGAAAGTCCGGATCATCGACTCTGTTCAGAATCACATCCGCAACCATTCTCTTTCCGATCAGGTCTTGATTCCCTGCCTCCGCTTCCACGCATATCGCCATCAGCTCCAGCTCGTCCATCTTCATTTCTTCCTCGATATCATCCGGTGTCATGGTGCACACGATTGGCTCTGGAGCTTCTGCTGTCACTTCACGGCTCATCTGCACCGTTTCCAGTCTGATCTCCTGCTCCCATTTCTTCTCTATTGGTATCTGCCTATGTTGCACGAGATACTGGTGATAACATGCGGCTCCTGCTGCCATGGCGAACAGGAGAACCGCCACCAGCTTCACGTATTGCCATGCTGTCCAGAGTATTCTCCGGAGTTTTCTTCTCCTGCGCCTATTCATTTTTTTCTCCTCCGGCTATTTGATTCTTGAACTGATCCAGCAATCCTCTGTATATGATGTATACTGACCGCTTTTTCCCTTCTCTTTTTATGGCATAGCCTATCGGAAGTCTTTCCTTGCGCATTAGATATTGCAGCGTTTCCAGATCCATGTTCAGCTCCTCTGCCGCCTGTTTCGTTGTTACTCTTTCCATTGCGTCTGTCTTCATTTTCCTCCTCCTTACATTCTTGCGTTACGCAAGAATTGAATCAAAAAAAATTTCTTGCACAGTTTTTCCATAATATTCAGCAATGGTGACTTTTATATCGTCGCTCGGTATTCTCTTCCCTGTTTCATATAATGCATATGTTGACTGAGCGATTCCCAACTCCTTGGCTGTGTTGGACTGTGTTTTTTCCCCTCTCAGGTTGACCAGATTCTTTGCTATCTGCTGTCTGTTTACTTTTGCCATCTCTTCTCCTTTCTTGCTTTTCGCAATTACCATTTTTATATTATTGCTTAGTGCAAGAATTGTCAATTACTTTTTGCAATTTTTTATTTACTTTTATTGCTTTTAGTAATAAAATTAAGTCAGGAGGACAATAAAAATGGCAGAATTAAAGGATATTTTGAAAAAATTGAGATCTGAAAAAAATATGTCTCAGGCAGAACTCGCCGATGAACTTTCTTGTGGTCTGAGTACCGTTGCATCTTGGGAGACCGGAAATCGCTTTCCTCGTCGTCCATATATGGAGCAGCTTGCCGACATTTTTAATGTTGATATTGATTATCTGTATGGCCGAACCGAGCTGCGTCAACGTATTCATTTCGACAATGATGGACACATGATGGTGCATCTTTCAGATGAAGAATATCAGGTTATAAAATCTTATCGCTCATCTGATTCAGTTACCAAGGAAATGGTTTTGCGTATTTTGAAAATTGATAAAAAGAAAGACTGTGCAAAAATGGCGTGAGTTACACAAAAAATGGTAAAATTTATACTTTACGATTCTAAGGAGGTCGAAAATGTCGTTATTTGATGCTTTGTTCAAAAAAATTATTCCTAATGCAAAAATTCCAGAATACCATGAAAAAACGTACTCGGTTGTCGGTGCGAAATATTATATGAACAATATTTCAAAACTTGCATGTCCTAACCCTTATTATAAAAAAAGTGTGAAGGACCTTATATCTGACGGCAAGATTTCTGCCCGTATATTTCAATATACTTACATCAATAAGCCAGTGAAACTTGTCCCCGAGTCCAAGAATCCTCACGATAAAAATGCAGTTTCTGTGTATATTGCTGGTGAATTGGTTGGATATATCTCTGCTGATAATGCTCTGGAAGTTCGATCTATTCTGAAATCTGATATCAAGTTTATTTCTTCTTTTGTGTCTGGTGGAAAATACAAAATTGTTCATCCAGATGGTTTAGTTGAAAAATGCGAACATGACATTCATATAACTTTGAAAATTGGTTATTCTGCATAATAATTGAACCGGTGACAAATTGTCACCGGTTGGAAAGGAATTGCATATGAAAATGCCAAATGGATACGGGAGTGTTGTGAAGCTCTCCGGTACCAGGAGAAAGCCGTGGGCTGTCCGTGTTTCTTATCTTGAAGAACAGGACAATGGTACCGTAAAACGTAAGCAAAAATACCTCGCTTATTTTGCGGATCAGAAACATGCTCTCACTTTTCTCGCCGAGTATAATAACGGTGCTGTTGTGAAAGAACATCAGAAATATACCGATATCCCTACCTTTGCGGAAATGTTTGATAAATGGGGAAAAGCTGCAAAATTGACTTATACTTCTGTTTGGGATCCAACTGCAAA